GGCAACTAGCAGATGATGTGAGAGTAACAGATGTGCAGTATAGTGATGGACTTCTATCAATCTCGCTGGAGAAAATTATCCCAGAGCACCAGAAGAGAGTCACCTACACTATTGGTGAATCGAAACATTCAGACCCACAGTTTTTAACAGAGGATAGAAATTCAAACTTTCCTGGAGAAAACACTATAAATAAAAACTGAATATCGTCGGCGCAGGGGCGGTGCTGGTCAGAATCAGCACTTGCCCTCTTTTTTATATGACTAATTTTATTGAAACATACAGTGATTCTCTACAAAGAAAAACATGTAGAAGTATAGTTGAATGGTTTGAAGATAATCCAAACTTCCATGAAAAGCAGGAATTGGGATATAAACAATCTACAGATGCATTGTTACTTCTGGAAAGCAATGTATATCCTTCCAGAATAATTATGCAGGCAGTGTGTGATTGTTTGATAAAATATAAAAATCGGTATGAGGTTATGGATGGTATGCCACATAAATGGGCGTTGTCAAATCCATATAGAATACAAAGATATAATCCAAATGAAGGATATCCAATACAGCATTTTGAGCATTCTCCAACAAATTATCCAAATAGAATGCTAGTGTGGATGTTGTATTTAAATACTGTTAGGGATGGTGGTACTAGATTTCCTCAGCACGACTTGACAGTAAATGCAGAAGAAGGTAAGATGGTATTATGGCCTGCGTATTGGACACATGTGCATCATGGTATAGTCAGTACTACGCAAACTAAATATATTGCCACAGGTTGGTTTGAATTTATTACGGAGTAACAATGGTCCCAAAAATTTTAGTATTTAAATCAGGTGAGCGAGTGATTGCTGGCGCATCTGAAATGACTGATAAAGAAACTGGCAGAGGTATTTGCTTGGTATTGAAGTGTCCTTACATTCTCACACTCAATCCAAAGCAAGACAACGAAGAAGAGTATTCTGTAAACTTTAGCAAGTGGAATCCCTTCACTCCAGATAATACTTTTAACGTGCCTTATGATGCTGTCACTTGCCTGAGTGATGTTGAGCAAGGCATCCTAGATGTATACATGGAAAGATTTGCTCAAGAACTTTATTATGAGGAGGAAGAAGATGCAGAGTCTGAAACTGCTTCTACTGAAGAATGATTATTACATAGTCGCACAGGTTGAAGAAATCGTTGCTGACTATGGTATGCCGAATTGCAAACTGGTAGAACCCTACCAAATCGACCTCTTTACCACAGAAGGAAAGGTTGCGCTCTCGCCCTGGCCGTGCTATACTGACCAGAGAGAAGTGCTTTTCTCGTCGGACAACATCTTGACTATCGTAAGTCCAAATGCTGACGTAGTAAAAGCATATATCGATTTGGTCCCTACTGTGATTGACGAAGAGGTTGATGAAGTTTTACAAGAACGTTGAGCAAGTTGGAAACAAAATTCTTGTCCGTGCCCATGAGAATGGCACTGACGTAATGTATAGGGAGGACTTCAAGCCCTCCCTTTTTGTTTCTTCCAATAAGGAATCGGACTACAAAAGTCTAGATGGTCGCCCCCTTCGTCGCGTGATGCCTGGTAGCATTGCTGACTGTCGTCAGTTTGTGCAACAGTATGCTGACATTGAGGAGTTTGAAATTCACGGAAATACTAGATACTTATATCAGTATATCAATGAGAAATATCCTCATGAGGAAATCAAATTCGATAGCTCTCTCATTCGTGTCTTCACGCTTGATATTGAGACGGCAGCTGAGAATGGGTTTCCTGACATCCAATCCGCTGACCAGGAGATTCTGCTTATTTCTCTTCGTGATTCTTTTACAAATCGCATCACTGTCTGGGGAAGCAAAAGTTTCAAGAATGAAGACCGACAAGTTGATTACATACATTGCGACGATGAGACGAAACTCTTATCATGCTTCCTTGCCTGGTGGCAAGAAAACTTCCCCGACGTAATCACTGGATGGAATGTCCAACTATTCGATATCCCATACATCTGCCGCCGAGTCACTAGGATTCTAGGTGATAAGTATACTAAGACTCTTTCGCCTTGGAAGTTAATCTCTGACCGTGAGATTTATATCAAGGGTCGCAAGCAGATTGCCTATGACATTCCTGGTATTGCATGTCTAGACTATCTTGAGTTGTATAAGAAGTTTACTTATACTAACCAGGAATCATATCGTCTGGACCACATTGCATTCGTGGAGTTGGAGCAGAAGAAACTTGACCACTCTGAGTTTGATACCTTTAAGGAATTCTATACGAATGATTGGCACAAGTTTGTTGAATATAACATCCATGACGTGCGCCTGGTTGACCGTCTAGATGACAAGATGAAACTGCTTGAGTTGGCATTCACTATGGCATACGACGCCAAGGTTAATTATGAGGATGTATATTCTCAGGTCCGTATGTGGGATAACATTATCTTCATCTATCTTGACAAGATGAAGATTGCTATTCCTCCTAAGCATCAGTCACGAAAGGATGCTCAGTATGCTGGTGCTTATGTTAAAGAGCCCATCCCTGGCATGTATGACTGGGTGGTATCGTTTGACCTTAACTCGCTGTATCCCCACCTCATCATGCAATACAACCTGTCCCCAGAGACGCTCCTGCCCCGCCGTAGCAGCGTCAACGTGGACCTGCTGCTGGACAAGGCACACGATACTAGCGACCTCGCAGGGGAGACTCTGTGTGCCAACGGGACTCACTACACCACGAAGTATCAGGGTTTCCTCCCCAAGTTGATGGAGAAAATCTATGAGGACCGCACCATCTACAAGAATAAGATGCTTGCTGCTAAACAGCAGTATGAAAAGACTCCCACTATCGAATTGAAGAAAGAGATTGCGAGATGTAACAACATTCAGATGGCACGAAAGATTCAACTCAACAGTGCATATGGTGCAATTGGCAACGAGCATTTCAGGTATTATAAACTTGAGATTGCTGAAGCAATTACTCTTTCTGGTCAACTTTCAATCCGCTGGATTGAAAACAAAATGAATGAATATCTAAATAGACTTTTGCAAACAGACGGAGAGGATTATGTTATCGCATCCGACACTGACAGCATCTATCTTAACCTTGGACCTCTTGTTAGTAAATTTTTTAGTGCTAAGTCTGGCGACAAAGCAGCAATTGTGGGGATACTTGACAAGATATGCCAAGAAAAACTGGAACCTTTTATTGAATGTGCATATCAGGAGCTTGCGGATTACCTGGCGGCGTATGACCAGAAGATGAAAATGAAGCGTGAGAATATCGCTGAGCGTGGTATCTGGACCGCCAAGAAGCGTTATATTCTCAACGTGTGGGATAGTGAAGGTGTCCGCTATGCTCAACCCAAGATGAAAATCATGGGTCTGGAAACTGCCCGCTCTTCTACCCCTGCATATTTCAGGGACAAACTGTATCAGGCATTCAAGATTATCATCACACAAAATAATGATGACATCATCAACTTCATTGATGAAATTAAACTAGATACAAGGAAGCAAGATTATCTTGACATTGCTTTCCCCCGAGGTGTCAATGGTCTTGATAAGTATCGTAATGGCACTGACATTTATTCTAAGGGCACTCCAATCCACGTCCGTGGTGCTCTTCTATACAACCATTATGTAAGGCGTAACAAGGTGGATAATAAATATCCAATCATCCAAGAAGGTGAGAAGATTAAGTTTCTCTATCTCAAGACACCAAATCCTATTGGTGAGAATGTTATCTCATTCTTCCAACAACTTCCCAAGGAGTTTAATCTTGAGAAGTATGTTGACTACCAACTACAATTTGAGAAGTCCTTTCTCGAACCGTTGAAAAATGTGCTAGAATCTATTGGATGGCGGCACGAAAAACGTGGCAATTTAATGAGTTTCTTTTGAGGTATTATGAGTTTTTTACAATCTGTTATTAAGGAGTTAGACAATGAATTTGCTTCGGTGGTCGAAGATGGAGTCGCCGCAGGCGATTGTGATTCGTATGTGGATACTGGTTCTTACATACTCAACGCTCTTATCAGCGGGAGTATATATGGTGGTCTCCCATCAAATAAAATCACTGCACTCGCAGGAGAATCCAGCACAGGTAAAACCTTCTTCGCTCTCTCAGTAGTAAGAAGCTTCTTGCAGGCAAACCCTGATGCTCAGGTAATTTACTTTGAGACAGAATCTGCCATCTCAAAAGATATGATGGCATCTCGTAACATTGATGTGAAGCGTGTTGGTCTTGTGCCTGTCATTACTGTGCAGGAGTTTCGCACCCAGAGCATCAAGGTTGTTGATGAGTATATGAAACTTAAGAAGGAAGATAGACCTCCCCTTCTTTTCGTGCTAGACTCTCTGGGTATGCTATCTACTTCTAAGGAAGTGGAAGATGCTTCTGCTGGTAAAGAAACCAGGGACATGACTCGTGCTCAGGTTATCAAATCTATCTTCCGTATCCTGTCACTTAAACTAGGACAAGCAGGTATTCCTCTGATTGTCACTAACCATACATATGAAGTAGTGGGTGCATATGTGCCGACAAAAGAAATGGGTGGTGGCACTGGTCTGAAGTATGCTGCTTCTAGTATTCTTTTCCTTTCAAAGAAGAAAGAGAAAGATGGTAAAGAAGTTATTGGTAACCTCATTAAAGTGAAAGCACAGAAGTCTCGCTTTACAAAAGAAAACTCAGAGATTGAGACGAGGTTATTCTATGACGCACGGGGACTGGATAAGTATTACGGACTATTGGAGTTGGGTGAGAAATACGGAGTATTCGAACGCAGGGGCAATCGGATTGTTGTTGGGGAATCTTCCGTTTATCCTTCTGTTATTCTTTCCGATCCTGAGAAGTATTTCACAGAAGAAATAATGCAAGCACTTGATGAGTGTGCTCGCAAAGAGTTTATGTATGGTAGCGCCGATGAGTGAAAGAATTGAAACTACAATCCTACGCAACCTCCTGTGTAACGAGCAGTTTTACAGGAAGGTTGTCCCCTTCGTAAAACCAGATTACTTTGATGAGCAACATGAAAAGGTAATCTACGAAGAGGTGTGGAATTTTGCTAGCAACTATGACTTGATGCCAACCGCTGAAGTCTTGACTATCAATCTACAAAACAGAAAGGACCTTAATGATGAGACGTATCAAAACGCTGTTAAAACAATTCAAGCGTTACATTCAGACCCTGTTGAATACAACTGGCTTCTTGACACGACAGAGAAGTGGTGTAAGGACAGAGCAATCTATCTCGCACTACTCGACTCCATCAAAATCGCAGATGGAGGCAATACGAAAGTATCGAAGGATGCGATACCAAGTATCCTACAAGAGGCCCTGGCAGTATCGTTCGATGAGCACGTCGGTCACGACTACATCGAAAACGTCGAAGAGCGTTATGACTTCTACCATCTTCAGGAAGATAAGACGCCATTTGACCTAGAGAAATTTAATCTAATTACCAAGGGCGGTCTCCCAAACAAGACACTCAACGTTGCCCTTGCAGGCACTGGTGTTGGTAAGTCTCTATTCATGTGTCACTGTGCTGCTAACTGTTTGCAGCAGGGTAAGAATGTCCTCTACATTACACTGGAGATGGCAGAGGAAAAGATTGCTGAGCGTATTGACGCTAACCTCCTTAATGTTAACATCAAGGATATTGGCACTCTACCAGAAACTATCTTTACTTCTCGCATTAGAGACATCGGACGCAAGACAATGGGTAGATTTATTATTAAAGAATACCCCACAGCATCTGCACACGTTGGTCATTTCAAGTCACTGCTCAATGAGTTGCAACTTAAGAAAGCATTTAAACCAGATATCATCTTCATTGACTATCTAAATATCTGTGCTTCTGCAAGGTATAAAGGAGCAATCGTAAACTCCTATACTTATGTCAAGGCAATCGCAGAAGAGCTCAGAGGATTGGCAGTCGAATTTGACGTTCCAATCGTATCTGCTACCCAGACTACTCGGAGTGGGTATGGCAATTCTGATGTCGATCTCACTGATACCAGTGAGTCCTTTGGCTTGCCAGCTACTGCTGACTTTATGTTTGCTCTCATCTCTACAGAGGATTTGGAAAAAGATGGGCACATCATGGTCAAGCAATTGAAGAATCGATATAACGACTTATCAGTTTACAAGCGTTTCTTGATTGGTGTTGACAGAGCAAAGATGAAGCTGTATAATGTAGATGTCGCAGATTCTTCTATCACGATTGCTGATGAAGAATATGAATACGAGGAAGAGAAACCTCAGACAAAAAACAAGTTTACTAAATTTACCGAATTTATTGTATGACAACGACCGTGAATCGTAAGATTGATTTCTCTCGATATGAAGAATTTGTGGCAGCAGTTACAAGCAATGCCTCAACGAATTTTGTTGACTTCGCTGACCGTATTGGCGAGCTTGATAGAGAAGGTGCCAATATTGAGCGTCTTCTTACTGCTGGCGTTGGGCTTAATGCTGAAGGTGGCGAGTTTCTGGAAATCATTAAGAAGATGGTTTTCCAAGGCAAACCCTGGAATGAAAGTAATCGTGAGCATCTTATCATTGAGTTGGGTGATGTCATGTGGTATGTTGCTCAGGCATGTATGGCACTTGAAATTTCTTTCGATGATGTGATTGCTGGTAACGTTAAGAAACTAGAGAAGCGTTATCCAGAAGGTACCTTCGACCCATACTTCTCAGAAAACCGCAAAGCAGACGACCGCTGATTAAGACCTCCCCTAAATACTTAGGGGAGGTTTTTTCTTATGGCATATCAAAATATAGATAAACGAAAAATTCTTAATTCGATTAAGGGTGATAATGCTAGTAGAAAATTATTAGGTCAGGTAATTGCTACTGCTGGCGCAGGTGCAATTTGGAGATATGAGCCAGATGCTAATAAGACTGGTGGTTGGGATTTGAAATGGCCTAAAGGTCAACAGATAACTCTGAAGTCGCAGAAAATTTATATTGACAATATTATTACTAAGTATAGAAACTCTAAACTAGTCCAAGGTAAAGTGAAAGAAGATGCCATCACTCTATTGATTGGACCACAGAAAGTGAAGTTTGAGCAGACAGGTGCTACCACAGATTCTTCTGGTAAAAAAATTCCAGAAGCAACAATGACTCGTATGCAAGAGTTGGGGTCTGCTTGGGTATTCAAAAGAGCAATACAAGATAATATAGATTTCAGTAGTCCTGCTGATATCAAGAATGATAAGAAAACTATGGACGAACTGAAAAGAATATGGAAGACAATTGGAAAAGTTGATGAAGTAGGTGATGATTGGATTGATACTTTTTACAAACAAAATAAAACACTACTTCAAAAGATTGGGAGACCTGCTTTCACAGAGTTTAATCGTGAAGGTGGATTCATGGATTGGGTTTCTGATTTGGTGAGCCAAGAGCCGTTCAATATTAGCAAGAAGGATAATTGGAATCCCGCTGATATTTGGTTGATTCAGAATGAAGATAAGTGGAAGAAAGTAATCAAAGATGTTATTTCTCCTAACGGTAGGAGAGGAAGGAAAGCACAAACACTTGAAGAATTGAATGCTGTCTTTAGGACTTTGTTTAGAGCAAGACAAATTTTTGGAGTATCACTTAAAAAGGTTTCTGGAGCAGAAGCAAAGTATCAGGAAGTCAATGCATCTTCTTCTTTCTTTAAAGATATTGAAGCAATGACTTTTAAAGTTGATAAATTGCAGTCATTTTGTGGAATCAAAGAGAATGGTTTCCAGACACAAGATACTAGAATGTTTGTAGTTGATGGTGCAATTACATACAACTTCCAAATCAAAGCAAATAGCAGCACTAAATTTTCTGGTCTCAAGTATGAACCAACAGCATCGGGTGCAGGCGCTGCTAGACTTGGTAAAGCAACTGTTGAATTAGTAGTTGATTTATTGAGTGATAATGGATTTACATTTAAGAAATCTTTTTCAGACTACCCAATGTCAGCAGATGAATTTCTTAAAGAAGAAGCAACATACAAAAAAATGTTTGCTGGTTTAATCAAGGCAGGTGTGGATTTTGGCACAGCAGATAGTGCTGATACTGTCTTTGATAATTTCTTGTATGTCTATGGCACCCAACCCCATGTGGCAAATTCCAAACTGCAACAGCTGACTTTCTTTCATTTCATTACAAGTTTGAAGAAAGACGAGCTTGACGAGTTTGGAACTGATATGGTATGGTTGGCGATGAAGGCGGGTCGCCGCTACGGTCCTTTCGCAAAACTGTACTGATGAGCAAGAACACTCACCTGGAGCACCTTGAGGATAGTATCTTGTTTGATGGCAAGCAAGGTGCTGTGGATGCTTTTAAATTTTTAGATTTACTTGCCCGTACTTTCTCTGGTAAAGGATCTAACAATTTTAAAATTACTACCAAGTGGGATGGTGCTCCCGCTATATTTTGTGGACAGTATCCTGGCACAGATAAATTTTTCGTGGGCACAAAATCTGTCTTTAATAAAGACGCGAAGATTAACTTTACGCCAGAAGACGTGGAACAGAATCATGGTCATGCTCCTGGACTTGTTGATAAACTAAAAGATGCTCTGAAGTATTTTCCTAACTTGGGGGTAAACGGTGTTGCCCAGGGTGACTTGTTGTTTACTGATGATAAAAAATTTGAAACTATTGATGGCAAGAGATGCATCACTTTCAAACCAAACACTATTACATATTCCATTCCCGAGGATAGTGACTTATATGAGAAAGCGAAACGTGCAAAAATAGGAGTAGTATTCCATACAACATACAAAGGTAATACGATTGATGGTTTGTCTGCTACTTTTGGATACGATGTTAGTCGATTGAAGCGTAGCGATGATGTGCTAGTTTTGTCTGCAGAGACTGAACAACTGGGAAAAGATGTATTGCTCACGGATAACGAGAAGGTCAAATTAGCAAGAATGAAATCTGCTAGTGCTTCTTTGGTGAGAGCGACTGGTAGTTTCCTGGATGAGATTGCAGAACAGATTGAAGCAAATGACCAACTTACTATTGGTCCTAGGTTAAAGATTTACTTCAACACTTATGTGCGTCAGGGTCGCAGAGTAAACAATGCTAAACAGTTTGCAAGAAACTTTAAAAAATACTTTGAAAGTGAAGTGCAGAAAGCAGTTGACAAAGTGAAGACACCAAAAGCAAAAGCAACCAAATTGAAAAAACTTTATGATGGATTGGAGTTTTTGGAAAGTAACGAGCAACAATTTATTAAGGCAGTTGGACTATATACAACATTGCAAAATGCTAAGACATTTTTTGTGCGTAAGTTAGAAAAGGGTGAGAAGATTGGCACATATCTCCAAACCGAAAATGGTTATGAGATAACAGCACCTGAGGGATATGTTGCTATCAGTGAAGATAGGAATGCTGTTAAACTAGTTGATAGATTGTCATTCAGTGTTGCAAACTTTAACGTATCTAAAGATTGGGTATCAGGAGATAAATGAGTAGAGTAGTAGTTGCTTGGGGTAGATTCAATCCTCCTACAATTGGACATGAAAAACTAATTGAGGCAGTTGCTAGAATTGCCAAGGGAGATGATTATTTTATCTACCCTACTCATACTATGAATAAAAAGAAAGACCCATTGTCTTCGGATAAGAAAGTTGAATACATGAAGATGATGTTTCCCAAACATGCCAAGAGTATTATTCACGATACAAACATCAATACTATTATTAAACTATTGCAGAAGTATCAAGGTGAGTATCAAGATTTGACATTGATTGCTGGCTCTGATAGAGTGCCACAGTATGAAACTATGATTACTAAATATAATGGTGTGGAATACACATACAGAAAACTTGAAGTAGTTTCTGCTGGTGAGAGAGACCCTGATGCTGATGGTGCTTCTGGGATGTCTGCTAGTAAGATGAGGGCAGCAGCAAAAGATATGGATACGAGAGCATTCATATCTGGTATTCCTGATACTCTGACAACAGACCAAAAAATACAATTGATGCAAGACGTAAGAAACGGAATGGGTTTATGAAATCGCTAAGAGAAATCAGAGAGCAGTCGCAACAGAAATCAT